CAAGCAATCAGAGCCTATATACAAACTACTCTATAACGAAATACATGTTGAGGGCGTGAGGACGTTTAAGCGAAAGAACCTACCTTTTATCCTTCTTAAAGACGGGGTTTACAATATAAACAACCAGAAAGGGCAGGACACGCAAACGCTAATACCCCATAAGTATAACGGGTCGATGTTTGAAGTACATGATTCTCAGGGCGTAATGTCCCCAAAAGGAGCTTGTACATTAAAATTCGTAAGGGAGACGGAGACAACTGAAGATACAGTTTTATTTAAGATGGAGGAGCCTGGGGCAAGCTTTAGTTTCGAAAGAAGACCCACAGCTTTCAGTTATGAATGGTGGTACACAAACCACGCGCTTAATGTTTCAGTTAAATTGATGTAAGGATATAGAAATGGGACGAGGAACCGCCAACACAGGCACAGCAACAACGACAAAAACAAAAACAGAAAGTACCTTTACACCTATGGCAGGTCGCAGAGGTATGCCATTCGAGGGAACTCATCACTGGGGTACGAAGGCTCAAATTTCTATAGGTTGGAGGGTTGCAGATGGTACTAACGGCACACCTAACGCTACAGATAGATTTGTCAGGGCAGCAACAAGAGATAGTGATGTAGGCACTCAATATAGTGCTACAACCGCCTTACCGTTAAAAGATTTCAAGGTGGGAGTTCAGACACAAAAGGGACAGACCGTTAAAATAAATCCACCTGATGTAGTCACAGGGGGTGCTGATATAAGTGCCAATATAACTGGACTTAATGCGCCCCCTGCTGGGCCAACTACGGCATGGCAGGTTATGCAATCTAGGCCGTCGAACGGTGTTAATCTAGGGACTAGTGACGTTAAAGGAAAGCATACGCATAATAAGATAGATAAGCAGTTCGACACTGTGGGCTTCAAGCCCAAAGAAAAGCACTATCACACGATTAAGCAGGAAGAGTTTGATTCAGGGATACTGCCAGACCATACCCATCCGCTATCAGGCGGTGACGATGAGACAGCACCTAAACACATACTAGCTTACTATATAGTGTGGTGCGGTATCGAGGTTGACGAATCAGGTAGGGAAAAGACCAAGCAAGGGTGGTTAAGCCAGCCGTAAACAATAAAAAGCCCTAATCTAACGAGAGGGGCCATAACAGTACGACCGTTATGGTAACGTACAAAGGGACAGCATGAAAGACGTGATAGCAACAACAGTTGTAAGTATTCCTATCGTTAACGAGATTACAGACGATGGTATACTAACAGCGCTAGAACTAGAAAACATGGTATTGTTAGGCTTGACCTACGGGGCATGGTTCAAGGTAGGTATGATGGTGGCATTAATCTTACTTATCTTAGAACGAAGTATGACAGTACGAAAAGGAAGTAAGTCGAGGTAATCGCATGGTAGCAGTTGTATTTTTAGGACTGTTGCTATTGCTCGTGTACAGGATATACCGAGTATGTGTGCGGTTATGCGAATTAGTTCAAGCATCACGGGAAGATGTAGAGGACTAACACACTAAACAAATAGGAAATCGCCGATGGCCACAATATGGTTAGGTATAGTAAACGTAATAAAGAACCTTCTCTTGAGAACCCTCTCAGAGAAGTTCTTCGAATGGTTGTTATTTTGGGTGGTACAGATGCTAGTAGATAGCACTAAGACCACTAAGGATAATGAATTCTACGACAAGGTAAAAGAGATCTATGAGCAAAGCAACCGAGACTAAACTTGGTGAGCTTCATGGAGCAGTAGCACAGGTATTAACCCAACAGATTCTAGTCCAAGAAGAGATTCAAGAACTAGACGAGGAAGGTATGCCTGTAGGTACAGGAGACATGCAATACAGTGCGTCTCCTGCTACTTTAGCTACAGCCATAAAGTTCCTAAAGGATAACAGTATAACTGCCGATATTAAGGTAGAGAAGAACATGAGTAACTTAGCTGACGCATTAGCTAAGAAACAACGCCATTCCCGATTGGAGAGTGGTGCACAAGCAGCACTTAAAGTAGTCGGAGAATAGTATGAGCATGAAGCAACAATTAGACGCAATGGACTTTGAAGAACTAGAAGAGAAGCTAGGTGCAGAGATAGCCAGAGCTATTGTAGAACAACGTGCAGCAGCCCGCTTGGGTGCTGAGGTGACTCCAGAAGGTGAGTACTCAGACGAAGAGTGGGCAGAGATACAAGGTGAAAGACCTACAATAACACAAGACGATGATAGAACATTTACAGAGATGTCACAAGACGATTCGTTCATGGCTAATCTAAACGAGATAGAGACAGAATCCGTCTTACGTTGGTGTGAAGTAGAAGCCTTACGTAACCACTATGCATTATTTGAGGATTTCCTGTACGACTGTATGACAGAGCTAATGGGCTTTGAGTGTTCAGAACTACAGATAGACATTGGCCGCTTCATGCAGTCAGATGTAAAGAACGGAATGATACAAGCACAGCGTTCACAGGCTAAGTCAACAATTGTTGCCATGTTCGCTGTATGGCAGTTGATACATGACTGTAAGCACAGAGTACTAATCATATCCGCAGGTTCAGAAGTAGCAGCAGAGATTGCTAACTGGGTAATACAGATTATTATGAGTTGGGATATTCTAGAGTGTATGCGTCCTGACCGACAGCATGGCGACAGAGCATCATCTAAGTCATTCGATATTAACTGGCAGTTGAAGGGTGCAGAGAAGTCACCTTCCATAGCTTGTATAGGTATTACTGCAAACATGCAGGGTCGACGAGCTGACTTACTAATACCCGATGATATAGAGTCATCAAAGAATGGTACAACAGAAGTACAGCGTGCCGCACTAGAACATCTATCTAAGGATTTCACCTCTATCTGTCAATCAGGTAGAATCATGTACTTAGGTACACCACAGACAGTAGACTCAATATACAACAACCTACAATCACGTGGTTATGTAATACGGGTGTGGACAGGTAGATTCCCAACTAAGGAAGAGTTACCAACTTATGAAGGTAGGCTAGCACCATACTTACAAGACAAGATGGACAACGACCCTACGCTACAACTCGGTGGCGGCCTAGATGGTTCTCGTGGACATCCCACAGACCCGATACTACTAGGTGAAGAAGCATTAGCTAAGAAGGAGCTCGACCAAGGTCCAGCATACTTCAACTTACAGCACATGCTTAACACGAACTTGTCAGATGAACAACGTCACCCACTTAAGCCTAAGAACTTAGTGATGATGAACGTACCATTAGACAAAGCACCCGGCCAAATACAGTGGATGCCCTCGCCAGCCAACATGATACAAGCGACAGGCTTCACATGTAAACCAGAGTTCTATAGACCATTTAGTGTAAGTACCGAGTTGTACGAGTACGAAGGTAAACACATGTACGTGGATACCGCAGGTGGTGGTAAGAACGGGGATGAAACAGTAGCAGCAGTAACATACTTCCTACATGGGTATGTATTCCTAGCAGAGATACTTAAGCTACCGGGAGGGTACGGAGACGAGAACTACAAACAGTTATCTGAACTAGCCTTCCGACACCAAGTAAACCTGATAGACGTAGAGAAGAACTTCGGCTTTGGTGCATTCGCATCGAACTGGAGACCAATACTACTTAACTACTATCAGACAATGGGTAAGTCCGGATGTCCCGCAATAGAAGACGTGTGGGAATCAGGACAAAAAGAACTACGTATCATAGATACATTAGAACCACTCATGGCACGTCACAAGTTTATCGTCAACGAGTCCATTATAGAGTACGACCAGTTCTCTATTAAGAAGTATCCGATTGATGTACAACAGACGTATAGCTTCTTTCATCAGATGTGCAAAATATCTGTAGACAAAGGGGCATTGATACATGACGATAGTTTAGATGCAGTAGCAGGCTCAGTACGACACTGGGTTGAGCATATGGCTGTAGACGAAACTAAACGAATGGATCATAAAGCAACAGATGAAAACGTAGCATTCTTCGCGGAATGGGGCGCAGACATAAGCCCTTGGGCAAACAACAGCGGATTAGGTTTATCGTCAGATAGATTTAGACGTAAACAAACTAGAAGAAACTAATAGGAGCCAACATGGCTAACACAGTAAACATCTTAGAAGTAACACTTGCACAAATCTCTAACTCAACAGTTCGTCCAAACATTGCAGCAGAGTTTGGATTAGCACCAGTTGATGGAGTTAAGCAAACTCGTTCATGGTCTTACGAGCCTATGGTAGTACGAGTAACTAACCATCCAGCAGATGACGGTGGCAAAACAGATAATGTAGAAGGTATGGCTTTATTCGTATCACAACGACATGGCGAGCCTTGGGTAATGCTAGGTCATCAGACTGAACATTTGATTCATCCAGTAGCAGGTGTAGCAAACGAACCTATTGCAGACTTGTTATCATACCAAATCATCTACCCAGACTTTGACTACTCAACTTTTTAATAAAAGACTAAGGAACACTTATGAGCTTTACAGTAAACACAGGTCGTAAATACGATACACAGAATGTCTTCCAAGATGTTAACAAACTTTTACGTAGTTCGTCAGACCGTCTATGCCGTGGTAACACGCCGGGCGCTAACCAACGACGTGAAGACTTGATTAAGATTCTAACGGAAGCAGTACACATTCTAAAGGCACAAGCACCTAAAGAAGTACATAAAGAAGAAGCACCGAAAGAAGAGCAGAAGACGGACGACGGTAATGTAGGAGCCGCTAAGTAAAACTGGTGGCCTACAGATCTGCCTACGAAAATACTCTTCGTGCACATCCTAGATAGAGATTTAGGTAGATTTATAACGATTGGGGAGGCTGACATAGCTCCCTTTATTGAGAATACAATGGAAGAAATATACAGAAACGCACTAGTGAAGGCCGTACGGGAGGACAACCGTATAGTGGTCACGCGTGTAAAACGAGCAGAGAAGTTTAAACGAGAGAAGATAGTATTCACATTAGATGGAAACTACGTAGTCTCGTCAGTATTACAGGAGCTATTCGGCTTCGATATATACGCAAGATTAACACGTGCATTACCCATAACATACGATGAATAGCTATTTAATAAAACTCATAACTTTGACACAATTGTACGTGACAAGGTAGTGCTACTTAAAGCCCTCACGGAATACATATAATGGTAGACTTTGCAGACTTACAGTTCGTCGAAACAGATGAACAGCGACAAGAGACACAAGTAGCTGAACACCAAGCTAAACAAGCTAGAGTTGCAAAGCTAACAAAAGAAGCTAATACAGAATTAGCGAAGAAACTGAAACAACAAGAAGGTGTAGTGCTAGTATTTGGGGCAACAGCGCCAAGAGTAGCGTTAGTACCTAAGACACAAGATGAATGGAATGCCCGATTATACTCGTTACTGACAATAATTAGACAACCAGAACGAGTAGATAAAGCCTATCCGTTATCAAACACATGGAAAGAGTTATACCCACATATACCATACAACGGTAAGGCGACTAACTGGGCAATCTCAGAGAAAGATACGGCCACTATAATAAACTTACTTAAAGAATTAGGCATGTACAAGAGATTTTCGTGTAGTTCTGTTAAGAATGTTATAGCACTAGTGACTGATTTCCGTAAGACACAGATTATAAAGGAACAAGCCGCTATGATAGAAGAACAAAGTGATAAACTAAAGCAGTATGAACTACTTGTAGACCCAGAATCAGATAGTATTTGGTACAAAGGTCATGAGATTAAACGACTGTCTAGAGAGTACTCTGTAAACGTAGGTGGTATAAAGATGACTATCCCGTTAAAGGGTATAGATAAACTATTCGTAATATGCCAACACATAGACGTAGCCGCTACACTGGACTAATTAGTAATCCGTACATTTAATGTACTACCTAATACTGCTTAAGTTCCCTATATCCCTATACATATATAGGGTGGGAACGGGTGTAATTTTTACATGTAGTCTTTAAATCAATTATAAAGCAATTCTAGACCTCTTAATATTTTGCCTTATAATCGGATAGGCTTAGGTTTATCTCTTGTCTACTGTGTGCACACTCTGTATTTGAGGGTAATTGAGGATAATTGAGGATTTACGAGGGTTAGAATTTATTATCCCAAAATTTTACTGAAATATTAAAAATGGGTGAGCTATACGAGGTGGTACTCACGTCATAACCCCAAAAGCAAAGTCCCCATAGGCCTCCTCCGTCAGCCTACAAAGCCTCAAGAAAGGTCAAGGGCATAGACTGCGGGCACTCGCTTACTTACTTCGCAAAGAGCCGCTCAGCTTCGGCTATGCTGTCTCTCGTGCCTCGTTCCGCTTAAGGGCACACCCGAATTAGGAAGTGCATAGGTCAGCATAAAGACACATGCTAACCAACGTACACTCAACATCAAACAAAAAAAAAAGGTGAAG